AACTATAAATTTTGATTGGTCGTATGAAACACCACATAACCAACCAATTTCGTGTGAACCTAAATCTTTTGCATAGTAAGCATTGACTGCTTGACTTGTTACAGAACTAGAAGGTACCTCAAAAGCTGAGAGATGGGTAGTGCTTCCTGCTGTTATTGTACTATTATCATAAGGAAGTATGTATCCATTATCTAAATAACTCATCATTACAGCACAAGTAAATCCACCTGCATAGAAATTAAGATTTCCTGTACAAGGAGAACTAAAGTCAGCTTTTGATAATGTAGCAGTAGGGGTATATGATAAAAAAGCTCTATCTAAAAAGATAACAGTCATACCCGTACCTTGCCACGGTGTACTTGATAATGTAACCGCTACATTTATATAGTCTAGTCCACTTATGTTTTTAACATATATAGCATCGTGATATGCGTATTCTCTAGATCCTGAGCCATAAGAGTGTGCTAATGTAGCCGCAGATCCATTAACAGTAACTCCAGTAAACACAGGGTTTCTAGAAGCGTTTGCGCTTGTTGTTCCAGTAATTACTATTGACTCTGTTCCTTCAGGCACAGCTATACCAGACATTGTAAACGATGAAACATTACCACCTGTATAAGAATAGTTACCAAGTATTTCAAGTCCTTTTTGATAGACAGTAGTACCATTAGCAATAACTGTTTTTATTGTAGTATCATTACAATTAACTGCTGTTATATTTGTCCCATTAAAACTAAGAGCCATTTATTAATCCTTATACTGTTGTTATGTATAGTGTAGAACCACTAACGTACATCTTAGCTGTTCCATATACTGTTTGTGAGGCGTGTGGAATTTCTACATCGCCAGAACCTAATAGAGTTGTTCCATTAACTGTTTTAATATTAGTACCAGAAACTAGAGTGTCTTGTTTTTCTAAATGAGCATCTCGAATACCAGTTTCTATTTTATTTAAATGCTCAGCATCTAGTGCTGGGGCATCGTTGTCTACCCACGTAGTAGGTGAATAAGCCATTGTGTATCTCCTTATTGTACTCTTGTTGAGTTTCTTATGTAGTCTCCAGCGATGTTTAAAGAATTAATCTTAAAGCCTGCTGCAATATCGTTTGTAATTGCTATCTCAATATTATTTGTATTACCTAGTACTGTGTATTTATTATCTGTAGGCATTGAGTAAGTTATCGCTCCTGGATATAGATCTGTATCAGGATAAAGCGTAGATGTTGGGTACATACCATCAACTGTCTCATATATGTAGCCCTTACTTTGTATTGTATCTACTAAAGGATAATACTGACTAGTTGAATTGTAGTAAGTTCTAGAGTTGTATTTCTTTTTAAAAGCTACAATTTTATACAGGCTATTATAGTCTGCTTCTACTGTAATGTTCTTAATTGTAAAAGTACCTCTAGTATCGTCTACCTTACCTTCACCACCTGGGTATCTCATTTCTGAAAGAACTATAGTTGATGTATAGGGGTTAGAGGCTTTATCGTAGTACGTTTGAGCTTTAAAGTTTTGTTTATATTCCAAAGGAATCCCAAGTAAATACTGAGTAGGGGTTTCTGCACCATCAGTAGTCATTAAATATAGAGTAGAGCCAATTACTTCAATGTTAAATACAGTGTCTTCAAATACCCACTTATGCCAAGCTGACTGAGCCTTCTGGTCACCATTCCAATAGAAGTTATATACATAAATTGAGTTAGGTTCTTCAGCGGATAATACAAAAAGCATATCGTTTTGTGAGGAGCCTACAAGTTTAATAACGTTCTTAGGTACATAGTTAGGACAGTGAGCTGTAATATCTGCTGCATCATTAACTGAAGTATTAGGCTGTACAAAGTACTCTCTAATAGAACTAAAGTCATTCTTTTCTGTAGCAAAGTATACATTAGGCCCCATAGCAATAGGGGCAGTATTTTTTATTTGAAAAGCGGTTGACTGTTGTACAGATACTTTATTAGGTGTTAATGTGTCACCGCCACTCATAACAAACTGAGCTTTATCACCAAATATCAATAGTTCTTTATTATAAGGGATGGCATAGAGAAGTGTAATAGCTTGGTTACTATCTACCGCTACGTCAATAGGATCACTATCAACAATAGTTGTAACTGTAGTAGGAAAGAAGTTGTAGTATTCACCTACTTCTGAAAGTATTACATTGTCCCCTGAGATAAAGCCTAGTCTATTTCTATAGAAAAATACATCATTAATAGTAGAACCTATAAAACTAGGCACACTAGCTGACTCCTCATCCCCTACAGTTCTATCTGCATAAGGTACTGTATCAAAATAGTTTCCACCAGTACTTGATTCATCTAGGTCATAGTAGATAGGAGACTCTAAAGTTCCCCCGCGTCTTACACCTATTCTATGTGGTAGTGTAGCAGCTAGCAGTTCATTACAAATACCAGGTCTATAGGTTTCTTTGTATACACCATCTGCATATTTTACGTAGTAACTATCGAAAGCGTTATTATCATCACCAGCAATTTCAATAACTGTATTTTCAAAACCTAGCTCATTTGGTAAATCTTGTAGAGATTTTACTTTACCTACCCAAGACTCACTTGCTTGATTACCCCAAGAATCTGATCCAGCGTATCCAGCAGCACTTGTTTTTCTAACCACAGAACCCTTAGAAGACCCTCCAATATCTGAAGCTAAATTAGTAGCAGCTACGGTAGAATTGTGGCTAGTAGTCTCTCCTACTTTTGTACCTACTGAATTGTAGATATAGTAAGTGTACCTTAAATCAGTATTAGGGGAGACAGCTCCACCACTAGTTCTTTTAACCCAATAGAAAAAAGTAGAGTCCCAATCAGGATCATCATTATACTCAAGAGTTGTCTCAGCTTCGCAAGTAACTGTTTTATTAACTACAAAAGTTGTATCGCCAACAGTAGTCATTGCAAAGGCATCCTTAGGGGAAGTACCCTCAGGAATCGCTAGGTAAGCCTGAGTTTCCCAGTCAGTTACCCAGTCATTTGTGACCAAGTCAAAGATACGATATTGAGAGTCGCTATTAATAGTAATGATATATTTTTCATTCCCAGAGCCTCTGTCGTAAGTATATACAAACGCATCGGTAGGAAAAGTAGAGTCAGCTTTAATTAAAGAAGCAGGAGGTCTTTTAGAAACACCACCAATAAGAGTAGGGTAGCAGTTAATCATCTCAGTTACTTGTGTGTCGTAACGCATCTCAGGGGCTTGTTGAGAAACCCCTCCATAAAGCCCTGGTATTGTTATATTAATAAGAGCCATTACTACCCCCTAAGCCCAACAGGGTTGGAAGTTCTAGTTATCATTCTAGTTACCGAAGTATCATCAAAGATATTATAATCACCTACTTCATCCTCGTGCATTCTAGCTCTAATCATAGCTTCCTGTTCGTCTCTTGTAAGGATTGTTACCATATCTAGGTTCCCCACAAGTCTTTGGTACAGAATTCTAGCAGTTTTTAAAGTAATGTACTGTTGAATAATTGGTGGTATATCATCAAAGTCTACATCCCAAACTACATCAAAGTACACTGGAGTTGAGAAGAGGTAGGTCTGATTTACTTTATCGTATACCTTACTGTCTTTTCTTACGTAGTTACTAGCAACACTTGAAGGGTCTAGTCTAAGAACATTCTCAGCTACTACAATATAACCTGAAGTCTCTCCTTCAGTAATCTCAGGAGCGATAGCCCAGTTCTCATCTGTGTTAAACGTCCATCCCTCACTTAGGATTTCTTTCTTAGTAATCTCTAGGAGTAGCTCAGCCTGCTCAGCTTCATAGATTCCTTCAGTTGATTGTCCATTATCTATAGTCTGTTCACCAAGAACCTGAAGTATCATATTAATAGCGTCGTTGTATTTTTTCATTTATTTCCTTTAATATAGTATTATTAGTTAGTTAATCGCATAGTAAAGGAAAGAGAGCCGAAGCCCTCAATTCCTAGCTATTAAGCAGCAGTAGTATCAAGAGTGATTACACAACCGTTGTTAAGCACACCGAATCCCATAGCATAAGAAGATACCATTAGAGTACCTTGCTTTTGAATTTGGTATTCAGCTTCAGTTTTAACATCAAGAAGTTTAACAACCCCTACAGCCTCGTTAGTGAACATATAGATTGTATCAGCATCGATGTTGTTAGATACAGTCAAGTTAAGTCCAGCTACTTGGAAGATTTTACCAGTGTCAATTCCACCGTTGTTTCCTTGAGTGTAGTCTTTGTTAACAGCACCAGATTGTACAAGTCTATTGTAGTTCTTTGGAGAAAGTACAACATATCTCTCACCTGGGATGTCATCTTCAGCGAATGCAGTTTGAGCATCGAAAAGAGCTGCAAGGATTTTGTCTCCAGCTTCACCGTTAGTGTCAGTAGTAAGTACACCTACATCAATAGCAGTTTGAGCATCTGGTTGTCCAGGGATAGTTGTAGAG